AAATGCTAATATTAATGTAGATGTATCTAGATTTGCTACTGAAATGAATGCTAATAGTAATGATAATACTCTTCAAATGCTTTTAGCCGGAACTTTGGGTGCTACATATGAGTTTGTAGATCCTACACATGCGTTAGAATATAATTTTAATTTTAACATGGATAAAGTATTTCAAAATATTTTAGGAGCCGAAGCACATCCGATTGCAGATACTCGAACATTTTTTGGAGCTAAACGTTTAAGCGAGTATCAAACAAAAAGAATTAATTTATTAGCTCCGTCATTATTATACTATGATCAAAAAAATCCATACGAAGAGTATAATACTGCAGCGCACAGTTCAAAAGCTATTCAAAAATCAATAAGAGGATTATTAGGACAAGAAAGCATTACAATTGCCGTTCCTGGTTTACATTGTATGCCTCAAGGTCAGGATGGAAATAAAACAATTGGACGAGTTATATCTTTTGTATCTCTTGGTGATATAGAACAAGCTGAAAACGAACCAATAGATAGAAGAAGATCGGGCGATTATTTAATTTATGCTGCAGTTCATAGTTTTACTTCAGACCAATATAACTGTAAAATGGATTTGGTAAAATTATCAAACTTTAGAGGTAATACTAGTGTTTATTCTGCACCACCTGAAATGACCCTTGATGCAGGAGCTGGCCCACAATGATGGAATTTTATGGTGATAAGGTTAGATGGTGGATTGGCATTGTTGTCAATGTATTAGATCCTTTACAGCTTGGTCGTGCACAAGTAAGAATCTTTGGTATACATTCTCGAGATAACTTACAAATTCCTACTGGAGCACTTCCATGGGCCACTGTATTGCAGCCTAACATAGGTGGCACGTCTGGCATAGGATTTACACCACAATTAATTCCTGGAACACAAGTCTTTGGAATATTTTTAGATGGCCAGTCATCACAAGCACCTTGTGTTATTGGAGCGATGCCAAAGATAGAAGTACCTTCTGAACAACAACTTGCATCTGCGCAATGGAATCAAGGCGCTCAAGGACAAGAAGCTAGTCAAAGTCCTGGCGGTAGAACTGATGGCGCTGTAGAAAATATTAATAATTTACCTGTATTAGGAACAAATCAAGATAGAATTACACAAGCATATGAGTATTTTCGAAACCAAGGTTATACAAGAGAACAGGCTGCAGGTATTGTAGGAAACTTGATGGTAGAATCTCGTTATCAAAACCAAGAATTAAATATTAATGCTATAAACCGTAATGATCAGGGTCCAGGACAACACTCTCGAGGTCTTGCACAATGGGGACCTGGGCGTAGAACAATATATGAACAATGGTCAGGTAAATCTTGGAACCAAGCTACGTTCGAAGATCAGTTAGGATTTGTTGTACATGAACTAAATAATTCAGATCCTTATAATGGGAGCTTAAATGTAAATGCTAATGCTAATTTAAAACAAGCTACTAGTGTAGATCAGGCCGCGACTATTTTTGATACACAATATGAAAGAAGTTCAGGACTGCATACTAATCAGAGAATACAAGAAGGCTATAGAGTATTGCAAATAGTTGAAGGAAGTTAATCATGGTTACATTTACAAAAACTAATAGTTATCTCTCTACATTAAACCAGAGATTATCAACAAACCAATTTACAGAAAACGCACCAGATATTTCTGGTGAATATAATGCGTTTAATAACTCAGCACTCGGACAAGCTGTTGGGCAAACATTAAATGGTTTTATGGGAATCAATACATTACAAGATCATGCCAATCAATTTCAAAACGGATTATTTGGAATCGGTATGGCCAAATTAACTGAGTCTGTAGGTGGATTTGCAAAAGATCTAGTCGAGGAAATTGAAGACGCATTTGAAGGAACTGCATCGGGTAATGGAAGCTTCACTGATGTATTAACAGTTTTAGGTACATTAGCAGTTTTAACTGGTGAAGATAATGTTGGTAAATCTTTTCTTCTTAGTTATTATGGTGCAACATCTGCAAACGGTATGCAAGGATTATTAAGTACAGCGACAAATAAACCTTTACAACAAATAGTAAATGCAGTGCGAGCTACACAAGATGGTAGTTTGCAGTCGTTTATGAATCAAGCATTTAATCGTACAATATCTCAAATTCTTGGGCCGATTATTTCAGAATTTAATGTCAGAAAAGATCTAACATTAGGAACCGCTATATCTCCAGTAATGCAAGCTGTTGTTGATACTATTGACACTCCAATAGCATTTACAGTTGACGAGCTAACAAGTGGAAATTTATCTTCCGCAGCAAGAAACAATGTTATTTCACTTTTATCAAATGGTCAATATGACGCTGCTATAGCAATCATTGCCGCAAATTCTAAATTAGATATTAATACAATAGAAGATAGGATATATGGAATAGATACACGATTTACAACACGTGTAACTTATACAAACTCAAATACAGTGCCAAACTTTCAAGTTGGATCTAATGCCGTTGGTTGGGAAGGACGATCAACACCATCAAATAGATATGGTTGGCAGGATCCTGATCAAACTACAAGTACTACAAGTACTTCAAGTGCACCGACGGCTGGCGGTGGAGTTGGAAGCGCTTCATATAATTTTACTATTATTGGCGGCTCTGAAGAATTAGAAGCTGATTTTACATCGGCAACCCGTGATATAACAGAAGTCGTTGTTCATTGGACAGCAACTTATATTGATCAAGATATTGGTGTCGAAGAAATACATAGATGGCACCAAGAAAAAGGATGGAGTGGTATTGGTTATCATTACGTTATTCGACGTGATGGATCTATATGGCGTGGTCGACCAGTAAATTATGTAGGTGCACACGCAAAAGCAAATGGCCATAATAATAGATCTATTGGTGTAGCCTTTGTTGGTGGTTATACTACTCCATATACAGGGACTGGAACTAATAGTACAACTGGTCCGGAATCATTTACTCCAGCTCAGAATACTTCATTTAAAATGTTCATGAAAACGTTTTTTGATGTATTTCCAGGCGGTCAGGCATTTGGTCATATGGACACTGATCCACTTGGTAAAATAGATCCAGGATTCAGTGTAGAAGATTACATATTCACTAACTTTGGTAAGAGAAATCTTACAAAAGGAACTGAAGCACCATTAACTATAACTCAATATGCATCAAGAACTTCTCAATACGCAACAGGATAAACCATGACAACAGAAAATGACGAATTAGAAGATCGAGCTCAGATATTTGGTCAACAAATTTACTCACAAGGTGTATTTCCTACAGGATTTCAAGATCCAGCAGGAGTATTTCCTCGTGTTGAATATGCTTATGAATCATCAATAAATCGTGCACATAGAAATAGAAAGCGAAACGAACTTAATACAAACGGTGGTATACCGACTTTACCTCGAAGACAAGGAGTTCCGGATGCAATAGCAGGTGCAGAATATAATAATCCTCCACCAAAAAAGCTTTCTCAATATCCATACAACCAAGTGTTTGAAACTGCTGGTGGACATATCTTAGAATTAGATGATACGCTCGGTAACGAAAGAATATTACTTCGTCATCAAACTGGCGCAGGTATTGAGATAACACCGGACGGTACTGTAAAGATTAGTTCAACTAGTGATACTCATATTATGACTGGCGCAGATCAACATTTAGTTGTTGAAGGTAATGCACACTTGACATATCAGGGTAATCTCAATGTTGATGTAGCAGGAGATTATAACTTAACATGTGGTAATTTTAATCAATTAATCAAAGGTGATCTTACACAGCAAGTTGATCAAGCAAAACGAGTTACCGTTGAAAGTAATTTTGGCGAAACCGTAAAAGGTGAATACTCTACAACAATTGCAAAATCAAAAGCTGAAATGGTTCTTGGTGGAAGTACACAAGCTGTTAAAGGTGATATGGAAATCGCATGTGATGGTAGTCAAGGAATCTTTGCATCAGGGTCTCAACGTATTACTGCAGAAGTCGGACAACAACTTACATCAGATAATACAAATATTGTAGCTAACGATATATCAGTCTTCGGACATAAGGGAACAATTGGCGGAGAAGAGATTGTTATGTATGCTCATAACCTCCATGCTGGTCATACTTTATGGGTTGGAGATGGTGAAGGTGGAGCTGGTACGGTAAATGTCGATACAATACGAGCAAAACGTGTTGATGTTGATGGTGATATAACAGCAACAAATAGTATGACTGCTCCAACATTTCATGGAGATCTTCATGGTACTGCGGAAGTTGCCGCAACTTCAGTACACCAATCATATCCAGATGGTACTGCTTCTCCATCTACATATACGCCAAGTGTTGGTGTTCAAGGTACAATTACAGAAAACGCAATTAATACGACACCGCTTCCCGATGATATTAAAGCTACGGCTTTGCCTACCGCAAGTGTAGCAAGTACATATACAAAAGGTACTTTCGGTATTCAGAAAGTTAAGATAGATCCAAACGAAGCAATGGCCGAAGGATTAAACCGAGAGAAAGCAACAGGAGGAGTTACTAAAAGACAATTAACTGCCGAAGAAGTAAGATCAAAAATGAGAGAGAATCGAACTTTAAATAATACTGATTTTACAAGTGCACAAATCGCTGAAGGTAAATTAAGTGAAAAGTATTCATCTCCAAATCCAAGTAAGATAGGTCGATCAGTTAGTTCAAGTCCTACTGTTAGAGAAAACTTTGAGACGTTTAATACATAGGTGAAATATGAGTGCGTATTTAAAATCAGAATCTGTAGCTAATGATTACTTTACGCCTAATCCTGGCCAAAAGCAAATCATACCAGATCCTCTATATAATCCAAAGGGTAAAGTTATTACCGCAGGTACGAAGCTTGCTAAAGGCGTAACTATTGGAAAATTCTTAGGTGGTGTAGGAGACAGAACAACTCTTAATCATATACAATTACAATCAGAAAGATTACAAATAGCACGTAATCTTTATCCACATGCTGCTGCAATGAGTAGAGTTAATAATTCAAGTGGTAAATTTAGAAACCATAGACTAATTGTAGTTGAAGGATTATACGAGAAAGGCGAAAATGAACAGCTTACTGAAAATGGATTAAATGATTTGGCTACAAAAGGTAGAGCAGTCGTATATCAACTAATTGATGAAGAAGGTGCACCAGATCATGGAATGATGTTTGACTTAGCAGTATACTGGAAAGATACACTATTATATGATAAACTAATATTAGATTATGATAGATTTTCACCCGATGGTCATTTAGAATGTCACGTTATTTTAGTAATGCCAGAAATGCCAGAAAATTTTACTACAAGATATAAAAAAGAATTATCGACGACGTTTAATGGTAATGTGCAAACAAACGGCGAACTTCTGGAAATCCTTGCGTGATAACATATAAATAGATTAAACTATTGGATCGAATATGGCACTTAGAAATTTTTCAATCGAAGACGGCAACTTAGCTACTGGAAGCTTAAACGCTTCTCGTCAAAAAGCCTATTCTGATATTGATCTTACATTCAGTGCAAATCCAACAGGGGATGTATATAAAAAGACAGATGCGGCTGCTGTAAAGCAAGCCGTAAAAAATCTTTTAATGACAGGATTTCATGAGAAACCATTTAACGGAGGTTTCGGTGGAGGACTAGGTACATTATTATTCGAAAATATTAGTGAAGATACTGAACCTGAATTAGAGTTAGCAATTAAGTTAGCTATACAATCATATGAACCACGTGCAGTAATTAGGCGAGTGATTGTAAACTTAGAAGAAGATGCAAACAGAATACATATCACTACTACATTTACTATAAAAAATACAGGTGAAGACGTGGTGATAGAAACGAACTTATCGAGGTTAAGATAATATGGCTACAACAGTTCAGAATACTAAATTAGATTTTGATAATATCAAAAATAGTTTAAAAGCATTTTTCCAAGAAAAAAGTGAATTTGCAGATTTTGACTTTGAGGCTTCTGGTCTTTCAAATGTTTTAGACGTACTTGCTTATAATACACATTATAATGCGTTGACTGCTAACTTTGCCTTGAATGAATCGTTTCTTACAACTGCGCAATTACGTAGTTCAGTTGTATCTCATGCGGCTACATTAGGATATGTACCAAGATCTCGTATTGCATCTCGTGCTACTGTAAATCTTAATGTAAATTTATCAGGTTTACTTAATAGACCTTCAGCAGTTGTATTAGAAGCTGGTACAACATTTACTGCTCCTGTTGGAGAAAACACTTATACATTTAGAACATTATCTGATCTTACTGCGACAGATAACGGAGTTGGAGTATATAACTTTTTAAATAGTGACGGCACTCGTGACATTTTAATATATGAAGGCTCTATGACAAGAAAAAGATTTATTGTTGGTGAGAAAGGTGAACGTCAGCTTTATGTAATTCAAGATAATTCTATTGATACAACAACTGCAGACGTACGAGTATATGATACTCCAAGTAGTACTAATTATGTAAACTATGCACCAATTACAAACGCTGTTACTGTTAATTCTAATTCACGCTATTTTCAAATATCTGAAGCTCCAAACGGTTTTTATGAATTAAACTTTGGAGACGGTATTTCTTTTGGTAAAGCTCCAGAAGCTGGTCAAATGATTCAAGTACAATATCTCAGCTGCCTTGGAGCAGAAGCAAATGGTGCTGCAGTATTTTCACCGACAAGTACTGTAACTGTCAATAATACACAATTTCAATTGCAAATTTCTACAGTAGCTCAATCTGGTGTGGGCGGTTCAAGACAAACAATTGAATCAATTCGATTGAATGCTCCAATTGCTTTTGCTGCACAACAAAGACTTGTGACAGCTGCCGACTATAAAGCTGTGATACAAAGAAATTATCCAACTGTGACTGATTCTATCGCATGGGGTGGAGAAGATAATGTACCTGCTGATTACGGCAAAGTTTATCTATCTCTTGTGTTTGAAGATGGTACAACTGAATCACAAAAACAAGCGATCAAAGATGCTATTGTAACAGATGTAGCTTCGAATCTTTCTATTTTATCGATCGATACTGCATTTCAGGATCCAATTACCACATTTTTAGAAATTGTTCTAACGTTTAACTTTGATCCAAGTTTAACTGGCCAAACAATTAAAGCAACAGAAGCAAATGTATTTAATACATTAAAAAATTATATTAACACTGAACTCAAACAGTTTGGTGGAGTATTTAGACGTTCTGAACTCTTAACACAAATAGATGATATTAGTGAAGCGATTCTGAACTCTAAAGCTACTGTGAAGATGCAACAACGTTTTACACCAGATCTTACACAAAGCGCAACATATAATTTGTATTTCCCAGTAGAAATTGCCGGTCCTTCTCCGACAGATCATATTATATCATCTTCTACATTTATATTCAATAATAAAGTTTGTTCCATTAAAAACGCTTTAAATTTAACTAAATTACAAATCGTAGATAATATTGGTATAGTTGAAGTTGATAATATAGGATCGTATGATGCATTAACTGGTACTATAACTCTAACAGGATTTCTTCCAGATTCTATTACGGCAGGTTCAAACTTTTTAAAGATTTCTTGTACTCCTGCAAATCAGGCAACGATAAGACCGTTACGTAGTTATATTTTAGATATTGATGAAGGTCCATCATTTGCAACTGGTCAAGTTGATAGACAAGATACTGATGTTGTTCTAGGCGGATCGGGTAATACAGGTGTAGGCGTATCAGTTAGTTATGGTACAGGCGGTGGTGCTGGCGGAGGCTACTAAATGGCACATCGTGCTGATTTTAATCGGGTAAATCCAAGCTTAAGGAACTCTAGTGTCGCGGAAGTTTTACCGCAATACTTCAGAGAAGAATATCCTAATCTTATTACTTTCATGGAATCGTATTACGAATACGTAGATTCTGATGAATCAATTAGTGCAATACAAGATTTATTTAGTGTTTATGATATTGAAAGCACATCACTAGCTCACTTAGAATATATTTTTGGTACAATTGCAGATGGTGCTAATTCTACATATTTTACTGAACCACGTGAAGTGCTTCGTAACTTTGCTAATTTTTATAGAGTAAAAGGTACAAAGTATTCGGCCGAAGGTTTCTTTCGTGCATTTTTTGGAACTGATATTGAAGTAGATTATCCAAAAGATCGAATATTTAAATTAAATCAGGCTCAGTCAACAATTGGTACTGAGTCACTACATTTTATACAAGACGGAGGATTATATCAAATATTCTCTGTTCTTATTAAATCATCTATTCCATTAAATACATGGAGAGATCTATATAAAAAGTTTGTACATCCAGCTGGATTTTTTCTGGGCGGTCAAGTTGTTCTAGAACTTCCATCTACAAACTCTGAACTTTTGGTTATGCCAGATAATATTGCACAGCCTCCACCACCATTATTTGTTGAAGGTACGGCTACTTATCAAATACCAAATGGATTGGTAGAACAAATTGGTTTTCTACCTGACGATGCAGATTCTGATACTGTTATCGAACGTATCAGTTTGAAAGCAACAGTTGGTCGATACAAAGATATGCCGGCAGATGTATTTGCTGCATCATACGGTAGAATCGATCAAGCAAAAGATATTAACTCGCCGACAATGGATGATTCGGCAAAAGACGCTGTATATCAATATGGCGTAAGAATGAGCAACGACATTGAAAGAATGGATAGAACTAGATGGTTCTATGATTCTGACGCTGGTAACCCAAGATATATGACTATTGGGTATGTTGACTCAGATTACGTAGAACTTACTTAGAGGTAAAACATGGCAATCACATTACGAAATACTAAAGGTACGGCATTGACCCACGTCGAACTCGATGCCAACTTTACCACATTACAGAACGCTGACCTTGATTCAGCGGCTGTCACTTCTATTGCACAAGCATTAGATAACGCACAAGTTATTCCGACACATATTAATACACTTGCAGGCGATTCAGACGTAGATTTCGGGTCTAAAAAAATCTACTATGCCAATATGTGGGATTCTGAAGGCGCTCTTCCAAATGCTACGACATATCACGGTATGTTTGCTCACGTTCATGCAACCGGAGCAGGATACTTTGCTCATGGCGGAGCTTGGGTAAAACTTGCTAATAACTCAGATCTTGGAACTGGTATTGACTCGGCCAAAACTATTGCACTTATTGATAGCGCATATGTACAAGCAAGAGAAGGCGTTGATAGTATAGGCGAATTATCTAACGTTAATATGTCTGGTATCTCAAATAATAAAATTTTAAAATGGGATTCAGCTCAAGGAATGTTTATAGCTGCTACTGATGTAAGTGGTGGAGGCGGAGGCGGAGGTCTGACTTATGCAGACTTTAGTGTGTCCGTTGCAGCTGCAGGAACAGCTAACTTATCATATAATAATGGTACAGGCGTATACACATATACTCCACCAGATTTATCGAGTTATTTGACAAGTTATACTGTAACTGA